CGGCGACAACAAGTGCGTTCTCGGATGAACAAAAGCGGTGACATAAAAAGTGTCACTTCGTTCTTATTGTCATAGCGAAAGGAAAACACAATGGGTGTTCTAGCTAATACAAACGAAACATATGATGTCACAACTATCCGCGAGGATATTCAAGACGCATTGATTTCGATCACGCCAACTGAGACAATTTTCATGTCTACTATTGGCACACGCAATGTCGAAAACACTTACTTTGAGTGGGGCGAAGTTGATCTTGCGGCAGTCGCAACTGACAACCGCGTAATCGAAGGCGAGTCTGCTCCCGGCAACGACTCTCCAACTAACGCTGTTCGCAAAGGGAACTACACACAGATTTCAGACAAAGTTGTCGATGTGTCTTCCACTGCAAACAAAGTAAACGGTGTTGGCGATGCGCAAACAGTTGCAGAGCAAGTTGCTTACAAACTGAAAGAACTGAAGCGCGACATGGAAGCCATGCTGCTTTCCAATACTGCCGCGTCTGCTGGTTCTTCTGGCACTGCCCGTGCAACTGCTGGTCTGCCAGCCTTTATCACCACAAACACTGCGTTTGGTACTGGTGGTTCCGCTGGTACAACATCCGGTACAGGTGAAGCTGGTTTCCCTAATGCTGGTGCTACAGACGGCACACAACGTGCGCTGACAGAAACCATCTTGAAAACTGTGATTGCTTCCTGCTGGGATAGCGGTGCAGAGCCTTCTGTGGTTCTTTGTGGTTCTTACAACAAGCAAGTAATGTCTGCCTTCACAGGTAACGCTACGCGCTATAAAGAAGCAGAAGACAGCAAATTGAACGCCGCAATTGACGTTTATGTTTCTGACTTCGGTGAGCTTCAAATCGTGCCTTCGCGCCATATCCGTGCCCGCGATGTGTTCGTTCTTGATCCAAGCTATGCTTCGGTTGCTTACTTGCAGACTGCCAAGCAAGAACCATTGGCCAAAACAGGCCACTCTGAGCGCCGATTAATTTCGGTCGAATATGGCTTGCAAGTTGGTTCGCAAAAAGCCCACGGTTTTATTGCTGACTGTACAACATCTGCCTAATTAGATTGGGGGCTGTAATGGCCCCCTTTCCTCTTTTGGAGTTTTAAAATGCCTAAAGTAAAAATTACGACAGACAAAACATGGGTCAATGGTTCTCGCGCGATAGAAGGCCAAACTTATGAAGTCACCTCAGAAGAGGAAAAAGTTTTAATTGCAAACGGCTTTGCAGAAGCTGTTGAGGTTAAACGCGCACGGAATAAAAAAGGTCAGTTGAAGTCTGATGATCCCAGCACTCCTGACGTAAATGAAGCATGGGTTGGCGGTAAAAAGCCAAAAAAGAAAAAATGACAGAACACTTGCAAACAAAAATTAAGGAAGAGGACAACAAGGTTGTTATCTCACGCGCACAGGATGTGCAGTCGATCCTTGATTACAATAAAGAAAAGCAAATTGCTGGCACGGTGGCTGGTAGTGAAATGCGCCATGTTGGGCAAATTCCATTTGTTGTTGTCGAAAAATGGATGTCAGAGTCTGGTTTAAAACTAGGGTCGAAAGAGTTTGCAGAATATGTTAAAAAGAAATTGTTGAGCGGTGATTACGCGAAACTTTTGGTTCACGGTTACTGAGGGCGTAAATATGAGTAATAGAAGTACAGTCGCATCTGCGCATGAACGGATTGATGGTATCGAGCCGCGTATCACCAAGCTCGAAACCACTGTTCATTTGCAGTTCAAAGAGGTTTTTGCCCGTGTGAAGCGGCTAGAGGCAATTTTAATCGCCACTGCTGGAACTACCATCGCCATGCTAGTTGCTGTGCTGACTAAGATGGGCTGACAAAATGATTGACCCGGTAACAGCGGTCGGTCTAGCCACATCGGCTTTTAATATTCTCAAGCAGGGCATTAGTGCTGGTAAAGACATACAGGAAATGAGCGGAACCCTAGCTAAATGGGGCTCCGCTTTTTCTGATTTTCAGTACGCTGAAGACAAAACAAAGAACCCTCCGTTCTATAAAATGATGTCTGACAATAGCGCTAATGCTATCGAGATTTTTGCTCAAAAGAAAAAAATGGAAGCCATGCGTAAGGAGATTAAAGATCATATCTCCTGGACGTATGGCCCTTCGGCTTGGGAAGAGGTGCTTGCTATCGAAGGTGAGATGCGCCGAATTCGCAAGGAAGAGGCTTACAAAAAGCAAGAGGCGATAGACAACGCGATCAACTTTGTTGTTGGCTCAGTCATATTTATCATTGCTGCCGCTGGTGTGGTTACAGGATTTTATTACTTAGGTCGGTATCAGGGGAAGTGGTGATGTGGTTCTTAGTTTGGTTTCAAGTTATGAATAATAACATTGAGCACTATCAGCTTAATCAATTTCCAACTGAGATGGAGTGTAAAGAAGCTCTTGAAGATGCAAAAGTCCTGATAACCACAAGCCAGACTACGGTGTACTGCTTTGAGGTTATACCAGAATAAAAAGGGTGATTACGTTGTGTATGACAAAAATGGAAAAGTTGTTATAATAACGCACCACAAGCACCACGCGGTAGCATATGCTAGGAGTTTAGAATATGCCAAATGAATTTGATCTAAACGGCAATGGAAAGATTGATCCAATAGAGCATGAGATCATGCTGGAAGACCGCCGCCGCCGTATGGAAGACTCAGACGCCAAGAGAGACGCACAGAGGCGCATGACATGGTTTTCCTTATCCGGGATGGTTTTATACCCTTTCGTCATTGTAGCGGCCTCTCTGTGGGGCTTAGAGACCGCTGCGGGTCTATTGGCCGACATAGCAGCGGTTTATGTTATCGGCGCGTCTGGTATCGCTGCGGCATATTTTGGGTTTAACGCAATGGAGAGCAAAAATGCTGCAAGCACTGATAGGTCCGGTAGCTGAACTAGCTGGTGGCTGGTTAAAAGGTAAGGCAAGCGCACAGGCTGCGTCTGCAAACCTAAAGCTAGTTGAGGCGGAAGCCAAAGCGACCATAATGAAATCGGCTGCTACGTCTGAAGCGGACTGGGAAAAGATTATGGCCGAGGGTACTCAAAATTCTTGGAAAGACGAATATCTTGTGCTGCTTTTTTCTATTCCATTGATACTTAGCTTCCTGCCATTTGATTGGGCTAAACAGGCGGTGACTGATGGTTTCGCTGCGTTGGACACCATGCCAGATTGGTACAGCTATACCTTGGGTGTGATTGTTGCCAGTAGCTTCGCGGTGCGGTCAGCGACAAAATTCTTTGGTGGTAAGAAGTGATGGAGAACTTAAAGTTACCTGTGGCCCTTGTGGCAGCGATGGCTGTTCAGCTTGCCGCTGGTGTGTGGTGGGTATCGCAGCAAGCTGCAACTATTGCCAACTTAGAAGAGACTGTAAGCCAGATCGGTTCCAAGATGGCCATTGAAGACAACGTGAACCTGAAGCGAGACGTTCAGGACAACGCTATGGAACTAGAATATGCTTTCGATGAGATTGAAGAAATTTGGGATGAACTAGCCAACTTAGCTAACTCGATTGGTCAGGTGACGCAGTTTCAGCAACGGGTGGCTCTGATTGAAAACGATCTTAAATACATAAGCCGTGACCACAACGGAATTTTGGACATGAAAGGTGGAATGAAATGAGCGATGCAATGCGTGAACTGCAAGCTAAATGCGGCGTTGCGGCAGATGGTCAATTTGGCCCTAATACTGCCAGAGCGATTGCCAAGTTTTATCAACTATCGCCGGAAGCCGCGTCACATTTTTTGGGACAGTGCCACCATGAAAGCGGCGGGTTTAAACGTAAGCCAGAAGAAAACCTAAACTATTCTGCAAAAGGTTTGCGATCAACCTTTGGACGTTATTTCAAAACTGATGAACAAGCTGAAGAGTATGCCCGTAATCCTGAGAAAATTGCCAATTATGTTTATATGGATGAAAACCGAAAATATCCGCTTGGAAATACAAAAGAAGGTGACGGGTGGTTGTGGCGAGGGCGCGGATTTATTCAATGCACAGGCCGTTTTAATTATAGGGCTTTTGCCAGCGAAATGCGTTTACCAGAGGTGATGGAAAACCCAGATTTAGTTGCAACAGAATACGCTATGGAAAGTGCTATTTGGTATTTCGACAAAAACAATATTTGGGTTCATTGCAAGCACGTTACGGATGATACCATTAAAACTGTAACTAAAGCAGTTAATGGCGGAACGCACGGTTTGGATGATAGGATGGAACAGACCTATAAAATCTATAAATGGCTTGCGCCTGATTAATCGCACGTTTATAAATTTTGAGCGGGTGGCTATCATCACAATACAAATCGCTTTGTCCCAATCGGGCGGTTGTTTACCTCGGATGACGTTGCTACAAAAAAGCGCCAACTTTTAAATCTCAACGGCCACCCGCACGACTTCAAAATATAATTGCGACCAGCATCATTAAGCCAGCGCCGCTTGCGAAGCCAATAATTGCCCCAATTAAACCCGCTGCGTTTATCATGCGTTCTATTTCTTTGTCATCCATCACTATTTACCCCAAACACTTTGCGAAACGCATCGTCCAAAATCTTTTCTATGTCCTGTTCAGTCATGTGTTCTCTCCTTTGGTTTTTGATTTGGTAGATAATAAAGCCAATAATCGGGTTTATTTTTTTGATAATCTAAGCGGTATTTTTTCAACCTACCCATTTGCACAAGGCCATTCATCAAGCCGCTAATAACAGAAGCGTTCATTCCCATGTTATCGTCGCCCATGATGTTTTTAAGTTCTGGCACTGTGTAGTCTTTGCCGACTTCAAAAAAACTAATAATGTGATTTCTTCGATCTTCCGATATTTTTAGCAATCGGATTTTTTCTTTTTGCATTTGTTGTTTGTTGGGTGTTTTTATTTGCATTGGAAGTGCTGGGCGTTTTCCCGATTTTGCCATTTCAATTTCAAATTCTAAAACATGATAACCCCAAGCAATTTCTCCAATTATCTCGGGGCGATGCTCTTTTTGGATTGCTTCTAATGCTAATTCTTTTCGATGTTTCTTTGGATCAACTGCCCAAGCGCGAGGATTTCCTCTAATTGCTGCGTCAGATTTTGTCTGCTTTGTTGTTTTGATTTGTCTATCATTAACTTCAACAACCTTTGTTGTCTCGCACACGCAATTATCAACTCCGCATTTGTCACAAGTTTTATCCTTTACAGTTTTGAATTTTATACCAAACCGCTTTGCGTTGCGGCTTATTGTTGCTGGGGAAACATTTAATATCTCAGCCGTTTGGGTTTGATCTAACCCATTTTCGGCGCACCTTGTCATGATCCCAATATCGCTTTCTTTGAGCTTCACGTTCATTTTAATAACCCCGCTCCGCAAAGTCTTCATCAATATACTCAATTAACGTGCAGTGATATTGTTTTAGAATTTCATTGCTCAATCGCTTAGAAACTGGATCGGTTTTACCGGGGCGGCAAATGCTTGTGATTTCGCTTTCTATTTCACCGGGATCATCCGCCCATCCAATTCCTTTTGAGGCTTCGTAATAAACCTCAATATCCAATTCGATGCCTCTAATTTCAACTGCCGTTTTTATTGAGTAATAGTTCATGATCTGCTCCTGTTATTTGTATGCACTTTTGTATTGTGCATTTTACATTAGTGCAAGCGGTTATTTACAGAAATAATACCAATCCGAATAAACCAGTTACAAACAAAACTTCTCCTACAATTTCCCAATCCATAATCATTACTCCTTTTCTTTGATTAAACTGTAGTTGGCAATTTTAGCGCCGTTGTCAGTTGTGATGATTTCGGTGTGAATATCGTGGCCTTCATCCCGTAAGTCTTTAATCCGTGCTGCGAGTCTAAACGATCCGATATATTGCAGGGCGTCGATTGCGGTTATTGGCTGCGTTCTCATGTATTGCAGAATTTGTTTTGTCTGGGTTTCCATTTTGTTTCTCCTTTTACAATTGGATTTTTTTCAAGTTTACCAATTGGATTTTTTTCAAGTTTGTGGGGAGCCGAAGCTCCCCGTGTTGCGTTAAGCGGCTTGAAGGCCAACTACGTTCTCGGCAAACTCCACTGCCTCGTCGAATGTTTCAAAGTGTATATGCAGGGGGTGGTTCATGGTCTTATCTCCTTTAACCATAAGGAGTTGAAAGCAGTCTTCTTCAAATTGAGTAATATTAACCGGCTTTGCCGAGTTGGTTGCGAAGTGAGCGCCATCTGCAAATTTAAATTCCATTTTCATGTCCGTGTTCCCTTGTTTGTGTTTATACATTATATGTATATTACATTTTACACTATTGCAAGGGGGATTTACAACTTTTTTTAAAAAAACTATTAATGCGCCATGTACCGTGTTGAAATTGAGGTAGAGGGGCAACCCGAAGGCAAGGCCAGACCGCGCATGAGCCGTTTTGGTCACGTTTACACGCCTCAGAAGACCAGAGAGTATGAGAAGCGCATTAAGGCGGCTGCGTGGGCTGCTATGCAGCGGGAACGGTTAGAACCTACTAACAGGCCCGTTCACATAGATATGGTTGCTTTTATGGACATCCCGAAAAGCTGGTCAAACACTAAAAAGATTGCCGCTGAATTTGATGCCTTCCGACACACCACAAAGCCAGACTTAGATAATATACTTAAAGCGGCCTTAGACGGCATATCAGGGCCGCAGGGCGTTATATTGGATGATAAGCAAGTTCACAGCGTAAAAGCTAAAAAGGTGTTCTGTCACCCCGACAGAGGCCCGGTGCTTTATATATCGGTCTGCTGGGAATACGAGTAATCTGGACCATAAAGATCGCGCCATTTTTGAGGCTCTTTGTGAATAGCTACCTTTGTATTATCCCAGAGACCTTGGTGATGGCCTTCGCAAAGCGGGATCGCACTTCTGTCACCTCGTTTTGCACGGCTAAAGCGATCATGGATCGGATGGTGAGCCGCCGTTGGGCTTTGCTGCACTTCTCCAAATCGCTCACAAATACAACACCCCTTCCGCCGCACTTCTTGCAGATAGTTTCCATCTTTCTTTTCCTTCGGTTTTTTAGGGTTTGACCACATTACTTATTTTTTACCGTTTTTAAATGTGCCAGCATGGCTATGCCATGAATATTTATGATCTAAATTTACTATAGTTATATGACCTCTAAGTTCAGAAAGTTTAAGAAACTGGTCAAAAAGTTCCACCCTTTTTTCATGGTTTTTTATAAAGCCGCTTTTTTCATCTGGAGAACTATTGCAATGATCCATTGGTTTTGCGCTGCAATCTGGGCATGGCATGGCCCTAATCATTATCTGTTTATCCGTGTAATGGGTCATAACCAACTGCCTCTGCTAATTTGCTCATGGCGAGTTCAAAATACGTCATAAACTCAGCCTGTGTCATTGCGCTAAATTCTGTGCTGTCCACATGGCGCACTATGCTGTGCGTAAGCGGCGATATGGTTGTCTTGTAATAGCCGCAAACCAATTTTAATTCATGGTGTAAGTGCTGCGCTGTGGGCCACATACCAGTGCTTTCACACGCGGTTTTAAGCGTTGACCAATACAAGTTGTGATGCGGGTTTGATCTTGTCCCGGTCACTGACAGATTAAAAAGCTGTCCAAATTTGCACTCTCCAAGACGTTCTGCGTCATGTTGAGAGACAGGCAGCAATTGCCCATCCCTCAACTCAACTTGAATTCTAGGCACTTTCATTAGAACGGTATTTCATCGTCCATATCAGCGGACGCAGAGTTAACAGGGTTCACATGGTTATCAGGGGCGCTGGGAGCCACCTTAGAACTTTGAAGCGTTAAATCGTTAACCTTTACGCCCAAATATGTTTTGCCGTTGTATTCACGCTGTGTAAGCTCTCCGCTTACAGTAACCTTGGAGCCTTTGCGAACATATGGAACAACGGCTATGCCGCGCTTGCCCCAAAACGTGCAGTCAAAATACATGGTTGATTTGTTTGCGCCATAACCATCGTCAACGGCTAACGAAAACGAACCGAGTCCAGCCTTGTCCATTCCCCCCTCTTTAACTTCACCATCTTTGGTTGCAGTCCCTGCGATTGTAATGACTTTCATAATTCTAACTCCTTTTTGCGATCATCATGGGCTTCAACCATGCGGTTAAAGTCTTCCTCTGAAAGACCGACTTGGTTTATTGTTTTGACGTATTTTGGTTCAAACTTTTCAAAAGCAGCCGCGCTGCAACCGTTGCTATAGAAATCAACAACCGCTTGCACCCGGTCTTCTGGCGCTATGCTCATTGGGGTATGCTTTGGCGCTATTGTTTCGTTTTTGCGTTCAACACCCACCATTTCGTTAGCAGAAGCATATGTGCCGCCATGCAAGCCCAGAGAGGCGAGTGCGCGTCCGATTGCAGACGTTTCGCAAACCTCTAAAGCTGATGTTTTTGTTATGTACGATGAACCGCGTATTTCTTCCGCAAGTCCCGAGCCAACAATAAATCCGTCTTTGTCTTTAATGATCGCTCGAACCACCACTGTTTGCTGGTCATTATAAACCAACTCTGTTTCGATGCCGTAGTTGCCGCCAAACGTAATGCGGAAGGCTTCCATTCGTGTGGAAACCTCTGTGTATGATTTGCCGCCCTTCTGCATAACGCCGTGAGATTTGTTTAACTCACTGACAAGCTCCATAGCATCGTGGAATTTTTTGATCTCGGTCATTATTGATCTCCCTTAAAGTCTCTTATTGTTTTGCTTATTTTTTCGATTGCACCGACAGGAAAGTTTAGCTTGTTGTATTCGTCAAAGCTAATTTCTTTCTGTTCAAATTTTTTCGAAACTTCCATCCAGTGTTCGGTTAGCAATGTGTACATATTGCTAATTAATAACTCTTTATCTTGTGCGTTCATTGTTATTTCTCCCATTGTCTGCATCTTGGGGTTTACAATAGATAAATGCGGGTGTAAAGCATAAATTGCAAATAATTGATGGAGATTTAAATGCTAACGCCAGACGAAATTCGTGAAAAGTTGGTTGACGTAAACATGAGCAAGATTGCTAGGGAAACAGGTTTGACGCGCCCGACGATATATAAATTTCTAACCGGGGCTGAAAATATGCAGTATGATACTGTGAAGAAAGTTTCGGAATACTTTGAAAGGGAAGGGTAATGTCGCACCAAATGACGGCACTTGCTATGGAGCAGGACTTAGCCCCTGCCCCTAAGATTGTTTTGTATTGGATAGCTAACCACCACAACGGCGAAACTGGCTTGTGTTTTCCTAGCATAAACAGGCTGGCAAAGGTTTGCAGAATGTCCCGGCGATCTGTTGAAAAACATATAGCCGATTTAGCAGGGCTTGGCCTTATACAGGTGACACAAAGGTTTCGCCCAGAAGGTGGCAAGACTTCTAATAGCTACCAGTTACTTCTCAAGAGTTCTCAGGACTTCCATACCGATGCGCAGAATCTGCGTATACCTACTGCAAAAACTGCGCATGGGGATACGCAAAATCTGCGCATGAATAACCTTGGAACAAATAACCTAGGAATAGAATATAATATATTGGCCGAAAAGTTTGATGATTTTTATAAATCCTTTCCAAGAAAGACAGCGAAAGGATCGGCAAAAAAAGCTTGGAAAGTTGCAGTTGCAAAGACCGACCCTGATGTTATCATTTCCAAAGCCGCTTTGTTTGCGGCAAGTGTAGATGGCAAAGACAAAAAGTTTATCCCGCATCCAGCTACATGGTTAAATCAAGAAAGATGGGATGATGAAATATTCGCTCAAGCAGACAGCGAACAAGATCAACAGAACTTAGTGCATAAGATATTTGCAGAAATGGTAAAGCCAAATGCGTGATGAACAGATACAGGAACTAACACTTAAACTTCTTAGCCGCCTTAACCCACCACGGGCGCTGACAGGCCAAGCACAAGCAATCAAAGATGAAGCAACCTTCCTTTCCAAGTGTATAAACAAGGTAGCTCCAAGCTACAATTTGACTGATTGGTTTGAAGAGTTTGAAGAGGCCGTGCTGGGTAATTTAGAAACTAGAACTTGGCCGACAGCTAAAGAGCTTTCCAAAGCTGCGCAGCAAATACGAAAAGCCAAGCCAGTCTTTGCAGATCAAAGCAGTGAAAGCGAATGGCTTTTAAACCCGGTTACAATTAATGCAAAGCGCATCCAAGGCGGTCATCCGGTTTGTGAAACGTGGTTAAGCGGTAAACGGGCGCAGTCTATGCTGGCGACTGGTATGATTACTGATGCTGATCTTAATCGGTACAAAAAAGCGGCAAGGTTGCAAAATGAGCAATTGTATGCTTAAATTCAGATACTGTTCTTCCAGACAGTCTGCTCTGGTCAACTTGTCCTGTTGTTGACCGCCACCTATGACAGAGGGAAATCCTCCCAAAACTTCCCTCTGTCTTTTTATTAGCGCACCCTGAGAAGGACGTAAACGATGAACGAACAAAACTGGCCAGCAGATAAAGTGGAACGCAGAAGCATAGGGAGCATTATACCTTATGCGCGAAATAGTAGAACACACAGCGATGAACAGGTGGCGCAAATAGCCGCCAGCATCAATGAGTGGGGTTTTACCAATCCTATATTAATCGACATCGATGGCGAAATTATTGCTGGGCATGGCAGACTTCTCGCTGCGCAAAAGCTCGGTTTGAAAGATGTTCCGTGTATTACCGCTGTTGGGTGGTCTGACGCCCAAAAGAAAGCCTATGTCATTGCCGATAATAAATTGGCATTAAACGCTGGTTGGGACGAAAGTCTTTTGAAAATCGAATTTAAAGAATTGGGCGATTTAAACTTTGATTTAGAAATGACGGGTTTTTCGTTGGACGAATTAGCCGATTTGTTTGACGATCAGGAAAAAGAAGATGAATTGCCCCAACAAGAAGATTACAACGAAACATTTGAAGTCGCGGTTGAATGTGATGGCGAAGAAGAACAAGAAAAAATTTACAATCAATTAACAGGGGATGGTTACAAATGCCGAATTTTAACCATGTAGTCGAAACAAAATACACCCCAACATTTAGAACAGAAAAAGTCGTTGGAATGTTTGATGTGCCAGCAACGAATAAATTGCGCAAAGAATGGCATATAAATATGCCGATAGAAGAACAAGATTGGCAAATTGGGTTAATTGTTGGCGCGTCTGGGGCTGGTAAAACCACAATAGCCAAAAAAGTGTTTGGTGATGACGTTTATCATTTCGGTTATGAATGGAAATCAAAGTCGTTGCTTGACGATTTCGATCAATCGTTGTCGGCAAATGACATAACAAACGCACTGTCACACGTTGGGTTTTCGTCACCGCCCGCTTGGTTGTTGCCTTATGGCGCACTATCCAATGGGCAAAAGTTTCGATGTGAACTTGCGCGTTGTTTGACCGATCAAAGAGATTTGATTGTGTTTGATGAATTTACATCTGTCGTTGATCGAAATGTTGCAAAAGTTGGCAGTCATGCTGTTCAAAAAGCCATTCGAAAAACAAACAAGCAATTTGTGGCTGTTACTTGTCATTATGATGTTGAAGGATGGTTGCAGCCCGATTGGGTTTACGATGTTTCGTCCAACACGTTTTCATGGAGGTGTCAAAGGCGACCAAAAGCAAAAATCGAGATATTCAAATGTCATCACTCTGCATGGCGATTGTTTGCAGGAAATCATTATTTGAGCGCAGACCTTAATAAAGCATCAACGTGTTTCATTTTGATGTTTGACGGTGAGCCGGCCGCATTTACTGCAATTTTGCCATTCCCGCACCCAAAGGTTAAAAATGTGTGGAAAGAACATCGCACAGTGACGTTATCTGATTATCAGGGATTTGGGCTTGGAAACAGACTTTCCGAATTTGTTGGCGAATGGTTGAATAAACGTGGTAAAAAGTTTCGTAGCGTTACATCGCATCCAGCAATGATTGGGCATAGGCATAGATCATCGTCATGGATAATGGATCGCGCTCCAAGTAGACTTAAATCGCCAGGCAAAAAAGCCAAAATGCAAAACAACAAAAACACTAGCATTAGTCGATTGACTGCATCTTTTTTATATGTCCCGCAGGAAAGGAGGGTTACATGACTGAAGACAAAAACAAAGGCGGTCGTCCACCTGTAATATTAACCAAAGAACAAAAGGCCGAAGTGGAAACGCTTGCGGCTGTTCTTAGCAGTGAACAAATAGCAGATTATTTTGGTATTGGTCGAACAACATGGTTTGCAATCCTTGAACGTGAACCAGAAGTTTCCGAACTGTATAAAAAGGGTCGGGCAAAAGCTGTTGGGTTTGTCGCGCAAAATTTAATTCAAAAAGCACGGGGCGGCGACCTGGGCGCACAGATATTCTATTTAAAAACTCAAGCTGGTTGGAAAGAAACGCAAAGGCTTGAAGGCGCTGGCAATGACGGCGAGCACGTTCATGCGTACAAATGGTTAAGTGATGAAAACGAGGACGATTAATTACCGCCCTAGAAAGCATTTGAAGCCATATCATGCCCGAAAGCAGCGTTGGGCGGTGATCGTGGCCCACAGGCGCTTTGGTAAGACGGTTGCGGCTATCAATGACCTTATACGGGATGCACTAACAATACCGCGTAAGAATGTTCGCGTTGCTTACATTGCCCCATATTACAGACAGGCCAAAGCTATCGCTTGGGATTACTTGTTAGAATACACCAAGGACATTGAAGGAGCAGTTTCTAACGCCAGTGAATTGCGTGTGGATTTCCCTAATGGTTCGCGCATACGTTTATTCGGCGCTGACAACTACGATGCCATGCGTGGGCTGTATTTTGACAGCGTTGTGCTTGATGAACCCGCTGACTTCCCGGCTAATGCTTGGCCTGTTGTTATTCGCCCCAGCCTTGCCGACCGTAAGGGCCGCGCCACATTTATCGGAACGCCCAAAGGTAAAAACGATTTCTGGGACATTTATCACCACGCACAATCTGATCCTGCTTGGTTCTGCGCAATGTATAAGGCCGACGAAACAGGAATATTGGATGACGAAGAGCTATCCGAAGCCAAGCGCACTATGGGTGAAGATCGGTACGCTCAAGAGTTTCTTTGTTCTTTCGAAGCGGCAATCCAAGGCGCATATTATGCTATTGAAATGAAAAAAGCCAAAGAAGAAAAACGTGTATCAAAAGT